GGCAGGGTTACCCTATCGCCACACGGCCAGGAGCCCAAGAACCATTTCCAGGTCTGCGTCACTAGCTTGCGCCCGGTGATCGTCTCAACGTATGCCTGCGCCGCCCGCACATACGGCTGGTACTGCTCGGCTGGTTGGCCGGCAGCCCGCGCGTGCGCCTCCATCTGCGCATCGGTGATGGCAAATTCGGTTGGCGCGGTGACGAGTTGGTAGGCGTGAGAGGTCATAGGTACAAGGGCGGGGCGGAGGAGCCGCCCCAGGTCGGAGGAGGGAAGGGGTTACACGCCGTTCGGCTGGAGCGAGGCATTGCCGAGGACGGCGACGGCCGCCAACAGCGCGCCGGAAGCGTTCGCCACCGGCGTGATCGTCAAGCGCACGTAGCGCTTATTGCCGATATAGCCGATCTTCCGCGTCTCGTTGTCGTCATCGAACTGGAACGCCGCGAGGGCTTCCGTGCCATTCAGCTCGGCATCCGCGACAGCAGCGGCGTCCGAGAGAGCGGAGTTGTCGCCAGCTTCTACCAGCACCGTAAAGGTGGCGTCGGCGTCGGCGATGGAACCGGTGGCGATGGCGAACACGAGGGAATCGAAGCCCTGGCGGTCGATGATTTGGGAAACTTGCGCCGTGGTATCGGACACGGAAACCGGCGAGATTGCCCGCCGAAAAGTGAGATTGGAATACAGGTCACGCATGGTATTGGCTCCTTGGTTGCGGGAGAGGGCGGTTGCCCGCCCTCCGGGAGAAGTGGTTAGCTATTGAACTTCATGAACTTGATGGCTTCGAAGTTCGTCACCCCGCCACCAACGCGCTTGGTCGTGTAGAACTTGACGTAGCCCTTCGTGGTCACCGCATCGCGGATGGTCGAAAGGCCCTTGCGGTCGAAGATCTGGTACCCGACCTTGAAATTGCCGAACGCCATGGAGAGCGAATCGGCGGCCAGGGCTGGCATGTCTTCCGCTTCGGTCACCGGGAAGCCACAGATCAGCGCCGGCTGTCCGGCCTGGAGGCCCGGCTGCCAGATATAGGCGTTCGTGGTGGCTTCCTTGAACTTGCGGACCTTGAGCAACACAGCCCGGTTAGTCAGCCAGCGGGCGCCGTTGCGGTACTCGGCTTTGAGGGCCATCATGAGTTCGATCAGCTTGTCACCGGGCGTGGTGCTGGTGAAGTCAGCGGACGCACCGGCGAGAACGTGCTCCATCACGCCCCAGGAGCGGGACGCATCGGCGGTGGCGGCGGTCGTGTAGGACGTGATGCCGCGCGGCTTGCCGACGCCGTTGCCGATCACGAACCCGCTGTTTTCCGTGCGAGCGAACTTGTCGGCTAGCTTGCGCTCAAGCCAGGCACCGACGTCCAGATCGGCGTCGTCCAGGAGCTTCTGCGTGATGCGCGGCTCCGCGTACTGCTCATGAATCTCGATGCGCCACTTGCCCACCTCGGGCGTGTCGGTTTCCGAGCGCGTGCCGGTTTCCGAAGTCCAGCCGGTCGATACTTCATCGTTGTCGTTCAGCCCTTCGACGGCATCGGAGGTGGTCGTATCCACCTGCGCGATGGCGCGGATGTTCGACGTCTCGTAGACCTTCATGGCCACGCGGCCGGATGCGTCAACGGGCACGAGATACCCGCCGTTGTCGTTGCTGCCGACGCTCATCGCCTTGACTTCATCCGCGCTCATACGGGCTTCGCCCTTGCGCATCCAGTTCAGGAACGCTTTCGAGGCTTCGCTATTGCGGGCAGTGTCGCCGTTTTCGCTCGGGCGGGCGGCCTTGGCGGCGATGGCATCGAGCGAGGCCTGCAGCTCACTGATACGCTCGTTCAGCTTAACGGCCTTTTCCTCGAAGATGCTGGCGGAAACGCCACGCGCGGTGGCTTTCGTCTGGTCTTCGTTGTTCGCTTTGAACTGTTCCCAGGCGCGGCCCAGGTCTTCGACGGTCTTTTGAATTTCAGCAGACATAGTTGCTCCTTCCGCCTTGCGGCGGTGGTTCATGGTTTTGGTGTCTCGCGCTAGTTACGCGCGAAGAATAGCGGTGAGCCCGCGAATCGAGTGCAATAGCGGCTCGTCCACGGTGGCGGTTTTATCGCCGTCGGCGGCTTCATCCAAGGCGTCGGCCTCGGCTAGAAGTGCCTGAATGTCGAGAATGGCTGACTCCAGCCGCTTGCGAGTTGCCGCGCTTAGAGTGCGGCCAGACTTGATGTCCTCACCGGCACGCGCGATAAATTCGGCGTCGGCTTTTACGGATTCGATCAGTGTTAGCGGGTTGGCCGGGATGGTGACCATGGAGGCTTCAAACAGCTTCACCTCATGCAGCCGGTACGCCTTGGCCGCGTCATCCCACATTTCCTTCACGGTGCGGTAGCCGATGGAAAGGCCGCGCAGCATCTTTTTCAGCGCTTGCCGGTGAGCGAGGCTACCATCGGGCAAATCGGTTTCAATGGTGCCATTAAGGCGTAGGCCTTTGGCGTCGTCGGTGAGCCGCGCGGTGCCAATTGGGCGAGTCCGGTCGTGGTGCAGGAGTAGCACGACTTCGCCGCCGCTTTCCTGTAGGGTCTTTGTGAAAGCACCGGGCTCTACGATGTCGCCGTTGAGGTCTTTATTCCCATAGATGGAAACGTAGCCCTCGATTTCCCCGGCTTCCGTCACGCTCTTGATTTTGAAACTAAGCTGTCGGTCCATCGCCGCCTCCGGGGGTGTTTTCGAGTGCCGCTTGGATCGGCAGGTCTTGCATCTGCGCCATGTATTCGTCGCCGCCGTCGTAGGGGTTGAGGTCGAGGAATCCGCGGGCGGTGTTTGGATTGTAGACGCGCGATTTGATGGCGATTTGGAACGCCTGCATGGTCTTCAGCAAGTCCATTCGCATAAATGCGGCGGTGTTATGCTTGATGCTCAACTCGCGCTCGGACTGCTTCAGTAGGCAGCGCTCATAGGCTTGCTCGTGGTTCTTTAGGCCGGGGGCGAGTGTGAAGTCTAGGAAGCCTTGCTTCAGCATTTCGATGCCGGAGCCCCAGGAGGTCGTCTTCGTGGTTAGCCCGCCCATCGACGGAGGGACGCCGAACATCATGAACATTTTTTCGTCACTCGCGCCCATCTGCGCCAGCAGTTCGATATCGCCTGTTGGCACGGAGAGCGGAGTTAGCTTTGCGCCTGCCTCGGTAATGGCAAGTTGACCAGCGTTTTCCGTTCCGCCGTTTGTCTCCGCCCATGCCTTACGGATGTCGGTGCGCTGCTGGGGTGAGAGAGCGTTTGGAATCTCCATTACCACCGTCGGGCGCGTGCCCTTGCGCATCGTCACGGCTGCGGTCTTTTCTGCCGCCTGATTCAAGCCGATGGCTTGCGCTGCCTGTTGAATCACCGATAGACCGTTGAGGCCGTCGAGGGTGAAGTTGCGGACGTGCAGTATCTCGTCTGCGAAATACACCTTGCGCTCTTTGCCGCCCGTGTAGATGTACAGCAGCGCGCCAGTGTCTTCGTCGCGCTTGATTTCCACGTGCGCTGGATGAAGCGGCCATAGCGCGCTAAGACGCGGCCCGGTCATCACCTTCAGGCAATAAGAGTTGCCCCACAGGAGATAATGCGCCCATGCCGCAAAGCGGAGATCATAGGCGGTCATCTCGGGGTTGGGCTCCCAGTCCAAGCGCCGCTCGATGATGTGGTTCTGCTGCTTCTCGCGCCTGTCCCCGACGCGCTTAATAACGTCGATGGGAAATGCCGCTGCGACGCCAGCGATTAGCGACACGCACCGCATAACCGGCACGGACCGCAACGCGCTTTCCTCTGTGACGGCCACGCCGCTATCGTTCGGTGATCCACTCCACATGCGCTCGAATGCGCCATTACGGAACGTATAGCCAGCGGGCATGAGGTAGCCGGCGGCTTTCGCCCGTAGGTTATTGAGGGTGGATAGGATCATGAAAAGGAGAAAAAGATTTCAGGTGCTGGCGGCGTCAGAATCGCAATCCCCGTCGCCATCGCCATCGCAATAACCGGGTCGATTCGCTTCGAGTTCTTCATCCGCTCGGGCTTCACCGGCTTGATGAGGTCGCCCGGCGCCTGCGTGATCTGCGTGCAGTCAACGGACCAGCGGACCAGCGGTGACCCTTCGTGGATGGCGGCCCGGTCATACACCAGCTTTTCAAACCGCCTGCAGGCCGGGCTCATTGACTGGTAGCCCTGCCCGAAGTCGATCACGTCTAAGCCAGCGTCCTGCAATTCGCGGGCGGTATCGCGCGCCCCGTAGCGGTCAAACGCTATGGCCTTGATGTCGTACTCGTCGGCCAGTTCTTTGATGTGGGCGGTGACATAGCGCCAGTCGGTTGTAGTTCCCGGAGTAAGCCGGATTTGGCCGTCAGCCGCCCACTGTGCATAGGGCACGCCGTCGCGTTTGCTCCGGTCCTCGATACGCTCGCCTGGCAGGTATGCCCAGACTTTGTAGTAAACTTTTTCGCCCACCGGCCAGCACAGCGCGAATGCCGTGAGGTCGTGTACCGCGGCGAGGTCGAGCCCGCCGTAGCAGGGATATCGGCGAAGTTCCGCCCAGTCAATCGGCGT